CAACGGCGGTCCTGGAGACAAAGGCAATCCTGGAGACAACGGCGGTCCTGGAGACAACGGCGGTCCTGGAGACAAAGGCAATCCTGGAGACAACGGCGGTCCTGGAGACAACGGCGGTCCTGGAGACAACGGCGGTGTAACTGTCATCCCTGAGCCTGTGCGCCAACGTCCTATTTTTGTCGCTCAAAAGCGCCAGTATGGCAAAGGGGACGCTGAACAGCAGCAACAGCAAGAGCCGACTCCCGCAGAAAAAGCTGGCTTAAGTGGTGTAAGTCGTTCTATTGGGCGTAAGACTACTGTTGATATTAAATCGCCTGCAACAACTACCGCTTCTAATTTAAGCACAAAAGCTCCTTCTAATGTTCCAGCGACTGTAGGTAATGCTACACCTCCCGCAGCTACCAGAGGTCCTGGGTATGAACCCCGTAAAGCAAATTTTGAGGTGGGTCGTGGCTGAAATTAAGAAGTTTGGTCCTTATAAAGGTTCCGACGCTAACGGCGGGCGCCCTATTTATGTGTATAAGAAAAAGGTGGACGGTAAGTGGGTCACCACTTCCCAAAATAAAGCCCGCGCTGATTTTGAGTCTGCCAACGGTAAGTTGTCTAAGAAGGTTGATGTGGACCATAAAGACAACAATAAAAAAAATGACGCGAAAAGTAATTTAAGGGCGCTTCCTCACGGTAAAAATACTGCTAAGGAGAACAAGCGACGGGCTGGTAAAAAGCCGTGAGTTGTAGCGAAAATATAATGTAGATAAAGCATATGATGACAAGAAGAAGAATGTTAAAATGTTTAGTAAGCATAATATAGAAGCAAAAGAGGTATAGAGATGCCGGATATTAGCCCTATTAAAATCCCTACTGCTGGTTCAGGGGTTTTGTTGGCAGCGCTCTTATCAGGAGGGCGCCGTCGTGGCTCAGGGCGAGGGGTAACTAACCGAGCTGTTGACCCTCGGATGCACAAGCAATACTTTCAAAACTTAGAAGAGCTAGAACGCTCTAAAAGCCAAATGAGAATGAATGAAGCTGAGCAGCGGGCAGGACACGCCGAGCGACAAGCCATTGTTCAGGCGGCTATAAAAGCGCAGCAGCAAGATGCCTCGCACTCTCAAGCTCAAGAAGCTGGCAGAGACCAGGTGCAAAACACCCAAAGTTTGTTTAAAATGCTGTCTGAAACTGGCGGAAGTGCGCAAGCGGGCGTTTCCAGAGTTACTTTGCCTGTTAAGAAGCGCGTTGAGGAAGACGGCGGAACTGACGAGAGGCCTGACAATGCAAGTAGAAAAGATGCATTTGAGGCTGAGCGTGTTATAGGTGTGCAAAATCTTGATAATGTGGACACTAACGCGGAGCCTGCGGCTATCACACAGGCCATCCCCGCTATGAAGCCCCTTTCTGGCGGTTACACAGGCCGCCCATTGGCGGCAAGCACTATCAAGCGCAAGATTAAGGGCGCTGTTCCTAAGCAACCTGCCGCTCCGCAGACTGCTGAGGAGCCTGCAGTTCCCGTTACACGCACTAGAAAGGCCGCTCCTTCAGTTGTTGAGCCAGATATTTCGACTGTGGGAGAAGCGACTGGCCGTGAAGTGCGCTTGCTAGGTGACGCTTTAGACCCAATTGCCAGTGCTAAAAGACGTGATGCCGCGTATCTAGCAGATAAAATAACGACAGGTGAAATTGGTAATTCGGCTAGTAGGTATGAGCAAGCTATGGCAGCCGCAAAAGCAAACGTAGCATCTAGAAAGCCAAAAACTAATAACCCAAAAAAGAATATTGTCAATGAAGAAGCCTAAGCCAAATCTTAAAAAAAATGCTGAAGCCCGTAAACAACGCGACAACTTAACGCGGGCCACAGGGGCCAAACAGGGCAAGAAAACAAATGCCGCCCAATGGAATAGGTGGACCCCCTGATGGAAGAGCGCTCAAAAGAGTTTAACAAGCCCCTTGCTAAGCCTGTTGAGGTGAGGGATTCTCGCTTTGGAATACATCGGATGTTCTTTGAGTCTCAAGAACGCCCGAGAATCGCTACATACATGAACCCCGGTAAGGGGCCTAATGGCGAGCACCAGAACTAATTAAAAGCAAAAATTTGTTAAAAAGATGAACGTTTGTTAAAAAACTCTGATAAGATTTAATCATGGCTAAGACACCTGCATGGCAGCGAAAAGAAGGGCAGAGCTCTAAAGGCGGTTTGAACGCCAAGGGCCGCGCCTCTGCTAAAGCTGAAGGCCATAACTTAAAAGCTCCTGTTAAAGGCCGCCCTTCAGGGCCGGATGAAATGCGCCGGAAAGGCTCGTTTTTAACCCGCATGGGCAACAGCCCTGGCCCTGAAAGAAAACCTAACGGTGAGCCTACTCGTCTTTTGTTGTCTCTCCAGGCTTGGGGAGCAGGCTCTAAAGGTCAAGCAAAAACTATGGGCAAGCAGTGGCTTGACCGTTATCATAACCAGAAAGGCAAATAATGGCTGGAACATCTACTAGTGCAGTAGCCGTTTATCACGGTACAAGCAGCGCTACCACGTCTGATGTGGACATTATCACCATGAACAGGTCCTCTGACCGTGTTGAGATTTCCAACCGTAATTCCACAGGCAATCTTTTTGTCAGAACTGACGGGGCTACCCCTGTCGCGCTTGCTAAAGAAAATTACATTATTAAAGCTAATTCTTCCGACGTTATCTCTACTAATCGTGCTGACTCCACTGCTGCTGCTGTTGTGCGAATTATTTCCGACACAGCTAGCCTTCCATACTCGGTAACGGTTAGATAATGCCGATAAACATCGGCGGGTCTCATAAAAAAAGCGGCACTCGTAATTCGATTACTACATTTTGCAATAAATAAATTATTGATAATAAAAATTATAGTTTAGCCAGCCTTTGAATTAAAGGTTGGCTAAACTTGTTTAAGGCGCCTAAACAAGCGCTTCTTCTCTAGAGAAAAGGTAATTAAAATGGCTGGTACTTTTGATAATGCAATCTCCTTTGTGGAGATTCCAATTGGTACCCTGACGGTTAACACCACCGCTGCGACGGTTGTTACCTCTCAGGCTTTCACGTTCCCGCAAGACATTGAGATTGTCGGCGCTTCTGCCCGTGGTGTCACGGGTGCAACTGCCGCCGCTCATAACGTGCTGTTAAACCTGTACAACGGCGCTACTTCCACGACTGACAACTTGATGTGGACCGCCACGTCAACCACCACGTCAGCCTCAAGGATTCGCGTTGACCAGGGCGTTGTGACTGTCACGACAGCTGCTGCCCACGGTCTGACTGCCGGTCAGACAGTTAAAATCTCTGGTGTGACTGCTGACACCAATAACGTTCTGTCGGCTGCGTTTCTGGCTATCATCAACGACTTCCAGGTTGTCACGTCGGCGCCTACCACCACGACGTTCACCTTCGGCCCGTTGAAGCAGGCCGCGTTCTACGATAATGTGACCGGCTTCTGGAAGTTCACCTTGGCTCCTGTTACTCCGGCTTCGGGTGGCGCTGTGACCTTGTGGGAGCAACCTATCTTGACCTCGGGTACTTCCAACAGCGTGTCCATCACTGGCGCGGCGTACAGCCCTGACAAGATTGTGCAGCGCGGTTACTACGGCGACCAGACTACGCCGAAGTACGCCTCGCTGGGCTTCATCCCGGCGGGTAACATCGTGACCCCGACTTACTTCACCGCTGACACAAGCTTTGCAGCGTCTGCAGTTGTTACTGCCGCTACCCTGGTTACTGTGACCATGAACCTGGCTGTCAAGAAAGCCTAGTAGCTTAAAGTAAAAGGCCCCCGGAAATCCGGGGGCCTTTTGCTATTTGTTCATCTGTTTAAGGATTCCATCAATAAAGGTGGACATGGGCGTAGGTCTTGGCAAACCCAAATCCTTTCGCAGTTTTTTCCGCTCGGGGTAGGTTGTGGACCCCCAAACACCTTGAACATCGTTGGCTAGCGCGTAATCAAAGCAAGGTTTTTTAAATGCGCATTCGTTACATATCGCTTTCGCTTTCGGAACCCTATCTAACATCTCTGCTCGGGTGTCGTAAAAGAAGAGCTCGGGGTCTACAAAAGCACAAAGTTGAGTGCCGTCAAATCTCGGCGCTTCAGTACCAGTGGTGTTTTCTCCAATGTTTCCAGGCTGCACAAGGGCTCCCATACCGTTTGTCGATGTAGCGCAGCCCGTATTTGATTTGCAGGGATGCGTTGGACGTTTTCTTTACTTTGTAATTGGACCATGTTTTAGGCATGAATTGCGCGATGCCATATGCACCCGAATGTTTGTTACGAGCTTTGGGGTTAAAGTGGCTTTCATGAGTCCATAAGATATCCAAACACCTCCACTCGCGCAAGTTATGCCCTAATGAACGCGATGCGTGGCGGGCTATTTGCCGAGGTGTGACTTTGTGGTGTTTTGCTTTTTTGTGCGGCTTCTTTGCAACTTCTTTGACAACAGTTGCTTCCGCTGATGAAGGTCTTGCTATTACCACACTTGTAGGACTTGTTACAGCAGTTAACATTGCGCAGATAAATAACGCGCCTAGTTTTTTCATGTAACCTCCTAAGGCTAGCTTTCTAGTATACACAACCACTATTGGAGACCTAAGTCAAGTTTAACGAGAAAACTTTTTATAAAGATGCTATAAATATATTAGTGATATTTAGTAGTAAAACTGTGTGGCGCACCTGACAACATATTAAAGTTTTTATGACTAGATAGGCGTTAAAAGTGTCATCTGATGCTGTTATTCAATTAGCAGGGCTGTTTTTGCAAATAACTGGCGTTATTGTCAGTGTGACTATTTTCATCAATAAAATAAAAATCAGATTAGACCGCATAGAGGCAGAGTACAAGCCGAACCACGGTTCTAGCTTGCGCGATGCTATAAACAGGATTGAAACTAAAATTGCTAAATTAGAGGGTCGCTTTGAGCAACACGTAGAAGAAGCCGACTAGTAAAATTAAAGTAATGCCCGCTCAATAGTTAGGGAATATAATGAACGCAAAAGTTAAAACCTTGCTCCTCAGTTACTTGTACGCTGCTTTCTCGGTAATTGCTGCTCTGTGGATGAGTGGCACCCATGACTGGCAAACTTTAGGTATTGCCGCCATCACAGCTGTGCTAGCCCCAGCTGCTCAGGCTGCAAACCCTGCAGATAAGACTGTGGGAATTGGAGCTGGCGAAACAGCGCCACAAGACTGATTTAAAAATAGGCAGGGGGTGTATGAGCCCTCTGCCTATTTTTATTGTATAATAAAATAAACTCTAGCATAGGCGGTGCACATGTACGTTATCAAAACTGTAGCTGCGCGTCAGGCTCACCCAACCCCGAATAACGCCCATTACCCTCAGGGCCCCTTTCCGCGAGAGTTATTTAAATCGCCAGAGGTGATTAACGCCTATGCTCCTGACATCGAGGACAACTTCGAGTTTTCAGGCGAGGATAACGACGATGAGTGGTTCCTATGCTTCCATTGTGATGAAGCTATCTACTATCTGAACCTCAATGACCACGAATGTGAATAATGCCTTCAATAGACGATTTTAACAGTGACCCTCTGAACCCAGAGGACTTTGACCCCACCTATGACTTAGACCCAGGTATAGGGACTGATTTTGCAAAATTAATTTTAAAGGGGACATCCACCACTAACCCGCAGAAGCCCCGAACTTTAGCAGCAGGTTATGACGCAAAAAAGCAGATTATGACGGTTGTCTTTTTTGATAATACTTGGTGGAACTACTACGGGGTTCCCCAGACTGTTTGGGAGGGCTTCACGAACGCCCATTCTAAAGGCCGCTTTCTACATGACAACGGCTTTAACAGCGGCTCTTATGACATGGGCCCTGTGAACCGTTCGACGCAGAGCAGTAGGCAGCTCACAATGCTAGACTGGGTCGTGAAGCAATCCAGAGAGCAGCAGTATTATTCTGAGGGCCTTCAGGCTTACGGAGATGTACGGAAACCTTCATCATTTGTAACAGAGGATTTGTCGCAACAATTTAGAGAGGGATAATGAAATCAATCGGGCCACTATATGTTGACCTTGTTACCTACCCTGTGAAAAGATTTAATTTTATAATTGAAAAAGGGTGGAGCCAAGAAATTGAAGAGCCTTATCGACACGGCTCGTGCATTGTTTTAAAAGCCCCCTTTATAAAAACTGGAATTGCCGTTGGTATCTGGAGATACAAGAACACCGAGAACCAAGCGCTAATGGCAGCAATTAAAGCTCGCACACTTGATATTCCTGTCGAAGAACTTATGGAGTGGTGATGTTTAAAAAGAAGCCTTTGCAAAAGCCTTTCCCCGAAAAGTTGGCTAAAAGAGTTGCACGCATTCCAACTGCTGAACTTGCCTCATGGTCAGAGCAAGCTTTGAATGAAATTAACCGTTGCGTGTCCCGCTACCAAGCTACCCAAGAGCGTATGTATCTTGATGAGGCTTTGGTTGGTGCGGAGGCTCTTAATGCTGTCATATCTGAACTACACAAAAGATGCACAATATGACCGCTGATTTATATGATGATGATGACATTGAAGCTCTTGAGGATATTATCGAGGAAGAAGACGAGCTTGACGAGCTCTCTAAGGAATTTGTTAATAAACTAATTGATAAGATGATGAAGTTCATGGCTGCCTTGGTTGGCCATGACCTGCACCCCTATCAAAAGCCACTTGCTCGACGAATTATGGAATCCGTGATTATTAACGACGGCGAGGAAGTGACGGCTCTCGCGGCCCGTCAGTCGGGTAAATCAGAGACTATCGCTAATACTGTTGTGACTTTGATGGTTCTACTCCCAAAATTAGCTAAAATGTACCCCGAGCTACTTGGTAGATTCAAAAATGGTATTTGGGTGGGAATGTTTGCCCCTGTTGAGGGGCAGGTTGAAACCCTATTTGGGCGCTCTGTTAATCGACTGACCAGTGAACGCGCCCTTGAAATTCTTGGGGACCCTGAGATTGACGATTCTCTCGGCAAGGTTCCCGGTGTTACCCGACAGATTCGGATGAAAAACTCCGGCTCAACTCTCATGATGATGACCGCCAACCCGCGTGCAAAAATTGAATCTAAGTCCTTCCACCTCATCGTTATTGACGAGTGCCAAGAGGCTGACGACTTTGTGGTCTCTAAATCCATCAGTCCTATGCTTGCGTACTACTCAGGGACAATGGTTAAAACAGGAACACCGACCACAAGCAAAAATAACTTTTACCGCTCTATTCAGCTTAATAAGCGCCGACAAACTAGTAGAAGCAAGCAAAACCACTTTGAGTGGGACTGGCGAGATGTGTCCAAGGTTAATGAAAATTACGCACGCTTCATTAAAAAAGAGATGCTGCGCACTGGCGAGGACTCCGATGAGTTCCAGATGTCTTACTGCTGCAAGTGGCTTCTAGAGCGTGGTATGTACGTCACATCCCAGATTATGGATGAGCTTGGGGACACCAGCCAAGAACTTGTTAAATCTTATTTCCGCTCGCCGGTTGTTGTGGGTATTGACCCCGCTCGAAAGATGGACTCCACCGTGGTCACTGTGGTCTGGGTGGATTGGGATAGACCGGATGAATTTGGATATTACGACCACCGCATCCTTAATTGGATGGAGATTCAGGGAGACGACTGGGAAGACCAATATTTCCAGATTGTCAACTTTTTATCGGCATACAATGTTTTCAAGGTGGGTGTGGATGCTAATGGTGTCGGAGATGCCGTTGCGCAGCGCCTGAAGCTGCTTCTACCTCGTGCAGAGGTTATCTCGATAACAAGCAGCCTGTCAGAGCAGTCCAAGCGCTGGAAGCACCTCAAAGCCTTGATTGACCGAAGAATGGTTGGATGGCCTGCTCATGCTAAGACTCGCCGTTTGCGAACTTGGAAGCGTTTCTACCAGCAAATGACGGATTTGGAGACTAAATTCCAAGGACCGAACTTTCTTGCTAAGGCTCCGGATGAGGCCCACGCCCACGATGACTATGCGGATTCTTTATCTATTGCTTGCGCTTTGACATTAGATATGACCATGCCTGAGGTAGAAGTTTCTAGTTCACCGTTTTTTAGTTAAATTTCAGGCCTATAATTTAAATGAGGTACCTCAATCCTTAAGGAGTAAGTATGAATAACATTGCACCAGTTCCGGCATTTCCGGAGCGTCCGGGCACTGTGTACGACCGCAAGATGAGCGCTGCCGTCCCCGGTCAGCGTGGTCCACTTCGCTTTGAAGAGGGTATTGCAACAGACACCGATGTTCCCAATAACTTTCAGGTGGGCGCTATGCAGGGCTACGGCTCTGCTCCGGGCCGCATGAATCACAATATGAACGTGTTCGAAAAGCCTGCTGAAGAGACTATGGCTGAGCGTGCGCATGTGGGTTCGGCTGCTTGGGTGGAGGCCCCTACTGTTCTTCAGGAATTTGCCGCTGACGCGTTTGCGGACCACGGCGAAGTCATGTTTGAGGAAGTTGTGCGTAATGGCGCCCACGCCATGCGTTTGAATCCTGCTGTCGTTCACGACTGAGTTGGTTTCTTGGGTAGGGGCCCAGGCAATGGACCTGCCCCTACTCAAGGAATTAAGTAAGGATTAACAATGCCATATCTTCAAGGTCAAGAAGTTCAAGAAGGCCCCAAGCAGTATCCCGCTAATCCAAAAATGTGGAATATGCTTGTAGCTCAGGCCAGAGCTCGCTTTAATAAGTGGCCCTCCCCCTCCGCATCACACTGGGTTCACTCCCACTATATGCAACTAGGGGGTAAGTTTGTCGATAAGAAGTCCCAGGTAGACCCTAAGATGAGGGACTACAAGCAAGAGGAAATCGACAAAAAAGAAGCTGCAAATAGGAAAAAAATTAAAAAACCTATTGGAAAAAACACTTGGAACGGTAATCGTTTTCGCGGTTAGTGTGTGCTAAGATTTACCATAATATTAAACCAAAGGTGGTAATGTGAGTATTGACTTTTCGCCCCCTAGTTATAGGGCGGCTTCGTCAGACCTCACTATTTCTATTTCCCCTCTGGGTCTTGTAGAACTTGCTGATGAAGAGTTTGAGGTTCACGGTCCTCGTTTAAACCGTTACTCCCTTAACTGGGCAATGTATTTGGGGCATCACACTTCATACCGCCGTCAGGCCGGTGAGGCCCAGATGATTCTTAATTACTACCGTGCTTTCACGGATTACATGATTAACTTTGCTTTCGGGCACGGCGTGGGTTTCCGCAGCCCCAAAGAAACTGAGTCCATCGTCCCGGACCTGCTTGAGCGTGTTTGGGAAGTGGACAACAACAAGCCCACAGTGTTGTGGGAAATGGGACAGCAGGGAGGCGTTTCTGGTGATTGCTTTGTTAAGGTCGCTTATGAAGAGCCCTATACTGATAGCGCTGGTAATTTGCACCCTGGGCGTGTACGCATTCTTCCGCTTAATTCCTCATTTTGTTTTCCGGAATTTCACCCACATGACCGTGACAGATTAATTCGCTTCAAGCTGAAATATCGTTTCTGGGGCACGTCTCTTGAAGGAACACGTCAGGTGTTCACTTATACTGAGCTTTTAACAGAGGATGTAATTGAAGAGTACATCAACGATGAGCTCATTGACTCACGTCCTAATCCGCTCGGCACTATCCCTGTTGTGCATATTCCCAACATTCGTATTTCTGGTAGCCCTTGGGGTCTTTCAGATTGTTACGACATTATTCCTATTAACCGCACATATAATGAAATCGCTACTGATATTGCGGACATCATCAACTATCACGCCGCTCCAGTTACTGTCATCATCGGAGCAAAAGCAAACCAATTAGAAAAGGGCGCCAATAAAGTTTGGGGTGGTCTTCCTAAAGACGCTAAGGTTGAGAACCTTGAGGGGGGCTCCCAAGGTCTTCAAGGCGCTATGGACTTCTTAACAGTCATGAAACGTGCCATGCACGAGTTGACTGGTGTGCCAGAGTCTGCTTTGGGGCAGGCTACCCCCATCTCTAACACTTCGGGTGTAGCCCTTTCTATTCAGTTCCAACCGATGATGAATAAGTACCACCAGAAGATTATTCAATATTCATATGGTATTCAACGTATTAATGAGCTAGTTATCAAGACTCTGGTGCTTAAAGAGCCTAATGAGTTGACCTGGAACCCACAGGTAGACATGGTTCTTAAGCCAGGTCAAGTTGACCGTTTAAACCCTGCCGACCCGATTACTTACCGCTCTTACACGCATTTCCCGCCGCCATTGCCGCTGGATAAATTAATTGTGCTTAATGAGATTCAAACAAAGATGTCTCTTGGTTTAGAGTCTAAATCAGGGGCTTTGCGTGCTTTGGGTGAAAACTTCCCCGATGAAAAACTTGAAGAAATTCGCACAGAGATAATTGACGACGCTAAGTCCGACGGAGCTGTCAAGCTTGTCCAGACTATGGTTGAAAACGAGATTATGCAATTATCCCAAATGACTGCTGCTGGTTTGGCCGCTGGTATGCAACCTCCTGCTGAAGGTGGTGCGCCTGCTCCTGCGGGAGGAGCCCCGCTTCCTCCGATGCTCGGAGTTCAAGACCCTATGGCTCCGGCTATGCAACAAAGCGAGCAGCAGCTTAGAACTGCTCTTGTCACAAAGGCTTACGGAACTCAACTCGCTCAAAGAAAAGTTCCGGAAGATTATGAAAAGTAAAAGATTTTAAACAGATTTTTTACTTTTTATAAGGCAAAATAGAATATATAAGAAAACTATGTTAGGTCATATGTGCTACGGGCTCTGCCCACCTGGATAAAGACCCCAATAAAGTGAGGACAAGCTATGTCGAACAATTCTGCAAATGCCGAGGCTTTCGCAGCCGAGGCTGGAGCGACTCCGGTTGTAGCGGGCGTTGACGCGTCTGCTGCTACAACTTCTAACCCCAACCTATCTCAGCAGGCTACAGCCGCATTTGGATACACATCAGATGATTTGGCGCGTATCCGCGAGCAGGAGAAGAACAAGCTCTACCCTCAAATTGACAAGCTGAAGGAAGAGATTGATATTCTCAAGAAAGCTCAAGCTGAAAAGGATGCTCAAAAAGCAGCTAAAGATGCTGAAAGGGCAGCTAAAGAGGCTGAGCAGACTAAAATGAAGCAGGAAGAGGAGATGGAACTCCGCGAGCTTCTGAAGTCAAAGGAAATTGAGTGGAACGAGCAGCTGGAGCGTGAGCGCCACGAGCGTGAACGCGCCTTCGCTCTTCTAGAGCGCGAAAAGAACTTTGCAGAAATACAGAGTTACCGTCAGACTCGTGTCGAGCAAGCTCGGGATAATATTATCCCCGAGTTGGTTGACTTGATTCAGGGTAACACTGCGGAAGAGATTGATTCAAGTATCGCAGGATTGCAGGAGCGTTCTTCCCGCATCCTTGAGTCGGCGCAGCAAGCTATGCAAACTGCCCGACGAGACATGACGGGGACGCGGGTAACCGCCCCCCAAGCCGGACCTTTGGACATCAATTCGGGAAACAAGCAGTTCTCGGCGGAGGAAATTGCCGCCATGCCAATGAATGAATACGTTAAATATCGTTCGCAGCTCTTGAGTGATAAAGCTCGGGGCCGCACACAGGGCCTGTTCGGGTAACACCCCCCTAATCCAGTAAAAACCTATTCTTAGGAGATAAAGTGGCAAGTGGTATTACTGGTACAGGTGTGCTGGCGGCATCCCCGACAGCATATTCCGGTACCAACTCTCAGCTGACTCAGTCGATTCAGACCATCTGGTCGAAGGAGATTTTGTTCCAGGCGATTCCGATTCTTCGGTTCGAGCAGTTCGCCGTAAAGAAGACAGAGCTTGGCGTCGCGCCGGGTCTTCAGATTAACTTCATGCGCTACAACAACCTTGGCACCGCTTCGCCGTTGGTTGAAGGCGTGCGCATGTCCACCAACGCTTTGACCGCGCAGCAGTTCTCCATCACGGTGACTGAGCACGGTTACGCGCTTGCGGTGTCCGAGCTTCTGCTCAACGCGTCTTTTGATGACGTGATGGCTTCGGCTTCACGCCTCTTGGGTCGTAACATGGCCATCTACCTTGACAACCTGTCTCGCGACACGCTATACAACGCCACCTCGCAGATTTGGGGTGAATACCGTGGTGGTATTGGTACTACCCCAGGTTACAACCCATATGCTTCTGGTACCACGGCGACCAGCAATGCGACCCTGACCGGCCAGTCTTATTTGACCCCAAACACGGTCAAGGATGCTGTTGAGGCACTGGCAACCAA